GCTTTAACAGACACTGTATCAGGCGTAGGTTGTGTTGACCGTGACACTGTACAGTACACTGGCACTGACGTTATCTTTTTGTCACACACGGGACTACGTAGCTTTGGCAGAACAATACAAGAAAAGTCAATGCCTATTAGTTCTTTGTCTAAAACAATTACAAAAGACATTATTAACTTAATACAAAATGAAACAGAGTTTTTTAGATCTGTATACAGCCCAGAAGAAAACTTTTACTTATTGACATTTGTAGAACAACAACTAACTTTTTGTTTTGACGTTAGAGGAACATTAGAGGACGGTTCCTACAGAGTAACACGCTGGCCTGCTTCTGTCTTTACAGCGTACAATAGATTAAACAATGGTACTCTTTATATAGGATCTTCCAACGGTATTAGCGAATACAAAACTTATTCAGACAATGGTAGTTCGTATCGTTTCAAATACTACAGCCCTAGTTTAACCTTTGGAGATGTTGCACGTCTTAAATTTCTTAAGAAACTAAAACCTACTATTTTTGGAGCAAACAGTTCTACAATATTTATGAAGTTTGCTTATAATTTTGCTACTGATTTTAGAACAACAGAGTTTTTAACAGGTAACCAGATTCCGGCTTACTTTAATGTTAATGAGTTTCACGGAGACGATCCGGGAGATGAGTCTAATCCTTTGTCAGAATATACAGTAGGACAGTTAACTAGTCAACGTAGTCTTAACGCAACAGGTAACGGAACAACAATAGTTATTGGATTAGAAGCTGATATTAACGGTCACGTTTTATCACTACAAGAAATTAATGTATTAGCCTTGCTGGGCAAGACAGTTTAACGGAGAAATATAATGGCTGTAGATACAAGTAACCTACCATCAAGTCCTTCAGGATTACTAGACTTTTTAGGCATATCAGGAAATCAAGCCGCTGGTGGTGCTTTAGGCGCTGCTGGTTTAGCTTTAGCTGAGAGAGGTTATTCAGCTTTAGGAGACATTGGTAGAGAGGCTTTTCAAAGGCTTTCTACGGGCTACACTGACCCAGACACTGGAGTAGTTACGCCTGCCCTTGCTGACCAACTAACAGGCATGACAGAGTTTCGTCCGTTTGGTGTTACTACTGCTACTGGTAGTCAGTTTGGTATGCAAGTTGATCCTACTACAGGACAGCTAACGTCTACCATGACACTCTCTCCTGAAGAGCAAGCACGTCAACAGCGGTTGTTTACTGCTTCTGATGAGTTCTTAGGACAAGCTACAGGCATGTCAGTACCTGAGCGTGAACAGGCTGTGTTTGAACGTATGCAAACTGCTATGTCTCCTGCTCAGGAGCGTGAGCGTCTTGCGTTAGAACAACGTCTAGCTGCACAGGGTCGATTAGGTGTTACTACTGGTATGTTTGGTGGTACTCCTGAAGCGTTAACACTAGCTAAGGCTCAAGAAGAAGCACGTAACCAAGCTATGTTAAGTGCTATGCAGTTTGCTGGACAGGAGCAAAACCGTTTAGCAGGACTAGGTACTGGTCTAATGCAAGCAGGCTACGTACCACAACAGCAGTTGCTACAAGGTATCACGCCCGGAATGACAGCGGCAGAGCAAGCACGACAGCAACAAAACATTCAGGCTCAGACGTTTGGTGAGACTTACGCTACAGGTCTTGAGGCGTTACTACAGGCAGGTCTTGGACAGGCTGGTATTGCTGGTGGGTTTGGGACTCAGTTAGCGTCAACGGCTCTTGGCGGTCTGTTTAGATAAGGAGAAACATAATGGCTACGTTTTCACAACAGTTCCTAGCTAATCTAGGAAGACCTGCCATGACGCAGGGTATGTTAGACCTTGGTACTGCTATTGGTGGGTTGCCTGCTCAGGCTAGAGAAGCACAACGCAAAAAAGATCAGCAAGCATTATCCAAAGGTTTGTTTGGTTTAGAGCAAAGTGCTTTAGCTGGTGAGCTTACTCCTGAGATGTATAAAGAAGCTGTTGGTTCTTACACTGCGTTGATGCAACAAAACCCTGAACAAGCAGACGAAATTAGAAAGTCTCTTGCTAGAGTCGGTGCGTCTGTACGTGAGCAAGATAAAACTCAAAAAGGAATTGGAGCAAAAAGAGAGATTAATAATCTTAAAAATGCTGCGTTAGCTGTTCAAAAAAACAGAGGTTTATCTACAGAAGATAAGCAAGCAACGCTAGCTAAAATGAAACAAGAGCTTAAAAGAATACAAGAAGCTAATCCAAACATAGATCTTACTCAATTTGATGGTATGTTTGAAGATGTTGTTGTTGAAGCTCGACAACTAAACAAAGCAGAAGATGTTGCTCGACGTGATGCAAAAACACGACAAATATCTCAAGCATTGTTTCAAATAAAAGACTTAGATGCTCTAGAAACCGCTACAGATAAGATGCTAGCAGGAGACGAAGAAAACGCTGAGGCTATTAAGAAATTTTCTTCTCTTCAACAACAGTTTATTTTAGATAAGCAAGAAAGAGATCGGCGTACTCAAGAACGAGGCTACGATGTCGCAGGTGAAGTACAGCCTGTTAGAGATAGACTTGAAAGTGTTCCTGAAGAGTTAAGAAGCATTGTAGAAGATAAATTATCTGCGGCAGAAGATGAACAAAAAAGGTACAGAACAAACGGTACTTGGACTAACGCTATTGCTAGAAAGAAAGCTGCTAATTTAATTGACGAAGCTGAAGATCTTATAAACGCCTATGTAGTGAGAGAAGTTAGTTTAGAGCAAAATGCGGTTGCTGGTCTTGAAAGTGAACTAGCTGATATTAGATCAACAGGTCCCGGAACTCCTAACAGAAACAATATCATAGCAACACAGAACACGCTTGCTATACGTGATTATGGTAGGGAATTTGACGAACTGCCTTCTGCAAAAAAACAAGACATTCAAAAGAAAGCCGCAAAAGAAGAGCAGGACAAGTTAGATGCTGCTTATAACGCTAAGCTGCGTACTACACAAGCACAGTTAGCCGCTCTGCGTGGTGAAGAGCCTGAGCAGGTAGAACCAAAAGAAGAAACCTCTAAGTTTCTTGAACCTGTTTCTAAAGAGGCTGTAGCGAAAGCAAGAGCTAATGGACAAACTAACGCTCAGATTAGGCGTACATTTCAGAAAATGGGCGTAGACAACGCAAAAATTATTGAGCTACTTTTTGACTAGGAAAAATCATGGCTAAAGAATGGTACGAATACGGCGCTGATGAAACTGTTCCTGATTCTGCATACGTTCCTTGGTATGAGCGTGAGCCTGAAGAAGCAGAGGTTGAAGAGTACAGTTCTGTTAGAGCAGGGATTGTAGACTTTGTTGAGTCTGCTGTGGGTGCTGGTGATGAACTAGATGCTACTATACGTTTGTTGACAGGCGAAGCTGAGAACTGGACTGATGCTATAACAACTTCTCGAAAGCAGCTAAGAGCTTTTGAAGAAGATAATCCTTACATGTCTGGTGCTTTAGACGTTGCAGGACTAGCGGCAAGTCTGTTTATACCCGGAGCGGCTCTTTCAAAACTTAGTCAAGGTACGTCACGCGCAACACGAGTAGCAAAGGCGGCTGGTTTAGGTGCCGCTGAAGGTGCCGCTTATGGATTCTTGTCAGGAGAAGATGAAGAGAGACTCGAAAGTGCCGCTATTGGTGCTGGAGCAGGCGGTGTTTTAGGAGGCGTAGCTGGTCGTTTTTTAACCAAAGGTGCAGACGAGCTAACAGAACAGCCTCTTCGTAGAGTTGTTGAAAAAGAAGATGCTGTTGTTGACATTGGTGGTGCAGAGGGTTTTGTTAATCGTGGTCGTGCCTCTTCAGGTACAGGCGACTTAGACCCCAGCACACACCAACGTAAGTCTACCTCTGTTGTTGATGATGATCTTGCTCCTGATAGCATTCATGAAAACCCTAAAGAAGGTAGTAGAATACGTGGTGCGTTGTTCTTAGGTACTCGTGAGTGGATTGAAAAGAATGTAGGCATTAGAGCTGCACGTCTCGTTGAAGATGCTGAGACAATGGCTCGAACAGAGTACGCCAAAGTTGATGAGATCTTTGACGGCGAAGAGTTTAGCAGATTCTCAGAAATGCTTGAAGGTAACCCTACTCTGAAAAGTTTCTTCTTGCGAATGAACAAGAACATTGATGAAGGAAACAGAGTAACTTTTGGTCAAGCAAGAAAGTTTGCTCAGACACCTGAAGAAAAGCAGCTTGTTGACATGTTAGAAGTGGAGTCTAAAGTTCTGCGTGAGCTTGACTTTGTTCCTTTTGATAAAGCAGATGATTACTTTCCTACTACTAACATAGCAGGCACATCAGGAACAACAAAAATATCGGACTATGACACCCCTACAAACTCTCTAAGAACTATGGCTAAAGACGTAGCTGTAGCTAATGCTGTGGCTAAACGCTTTAATCTTGATATGTCTAAGTATGCAGACGAAGCTCGTAAGTTAATTGTCGATACTGACAAGCCTATGTCTCGCTTAGAGTTTGTTATCAAGAAGGTTAGAGACGAAACTCGAAAGCAGGCAGCAAAGCAAGGTACTGTATCTGATCCATCTGCTGTAGCTGACAACCTACGTGATGCGTTGCGTAGTGTTTTGATAGCTTCAAAGACTGGTGGTGATGCAGTTGGTGCTGTTGCTCGACGTGGTATTTCTGCCGCTCTGTTGGCTAATCCAATGAACGCAGTGTTGAACATTATTGAAGGTTTTACCTCTCCTGTTTATCAGAACGGTATTGTTCCTTTTCTACAAACACTTCCAAAGGCTATTCTTGCTACGTTCAACAAAGAGTTTGGGGCTGTTGAGGGAAGGAAGTGGATCTCTAACAAGCAATTAGGCTTGAGTAATTACATGGGAGAAGTACAGAACGCTGCCAAGAAAACCCTAGATGATTCTTTGGACACAGCAAGGTACGCTAAGTTTCCTGAGAAGTTTGGACAAACAGTAGATAAAGTAAGTGAAGCCGCATACAACTTGTCAGGTGTACGTACAGTTAACCGTATGGGTCAGGAAATACTTACTAACACTTCTATACGCAGAGGTGTGACACTAGCAAAGAAGGGTGATGAAAAGTCTCTTGATAAGCTGCGTAAGCATCCCGGTATGCGTGGACTGTCTGACTCTGAGTTTACCAAAACAGTAGAGGCTTTGAAGAAAGAAGATCTGACTAGCGGTTGGGTAACTAACTTTGCTGGTGCGTCACTAAACAAGTGGCAGCCAGTCAGTGCTAGTGCTATGCCTAGAGCTTACAATGATAACCCTAATTTTCGTGTTATGTACAGCATGTTGTCATACATGAACAGGCAAGCTAACAACCTACGTACTGAAGTAGGTCTTAACATTATGAAGGTCAGAGAGAAGGGTATCAACAGTAAGGAAGGCGTTGAAGCGGCAAAGGCTGCTATGATGAACAGTGCTAAGTACACTGCGTTGTTTGGTGTCATTGCAGGCATCTGGGACGATGCTCGTAAGACAATGGACTTTACTAACGATAAGTATCTTGAAGATGTTTTAACTCCTGAAGGCGTTGCTAGTGCAACTATGAATCAGTTAGCGTCTAACATGACTAGTGGTATTGTTAACATACGCGCTCAAGAATACGGTGGTGATCCTATTAGCATTACTCCTGCACCGTTGTCAGCAGCAGCTAAGGCATCTACAGGTGTTGGTAAGCTTTTAACAGAAGGCGATGTTGATCCACTGTTAAGAGCAACACAAACCTACACGCCCGGTATTGCAACAATAGATAGGATTGTAAGAATGACCCCCGCCATTCAAGATCAGCTAGGCAGGGGCCGTTTGTTTACTGACTAGATCTCGCAGTTGTTACCTGTACAGGCTAACGTCTGTGATCCTTCAGTCATATCAGAGTTCTCAGAGATGTTCCACTCAATAGTCTCTGGGAACTCTTCCTTCAACTTCTCATAAGTCTCTAAGTCAATAGGCTCATAAGGTGCTTGTTGATAGGTATGCTCTGAGTAAGGCAAGAACGACACACCACTGATCTTGTCGAACTTGTTGTACAACCACTGACCCACCTCCAAAAACTCATCATCACGATAATAACAAGTCATTGATGGTTTGTGTTCACACCAGAAGTCCTGATATATCTCCCACAGTTCTAACTGCTCCATAGCACCCATCTCAGAGGCCACCACAGCCCCGTCAGGAGATGCTATAGGAAAGCTGAATACCTTGGTACTGGGTGACATTACATCGTCTTCTACGGGGACTCCAGCGGCTTCTAGGACTTGACAGAGCGGGTCTCTTGCATCTGCTCTAACTCGTCTAATGTATTGATCCGAGTATCTAGGGTGGATACCGCTAGCAGAATCAACCAACTGACTAACAGTACCGGAAGGTTTAACAGCAGTAATGGCAGTGCTAGTATTAATACCAAGCTTAGTAGCCCATTCCTTATTAGTGTTAATTGCTTCTTCCTTGAGTTCAGTAAGCCAAGTTTTGAGAACACCTTTATCTCTCCTTCCTGATAGGGTTGGATGGTCCATGATACCTGTTAGTGATACACCTAGTAACGCTTCCTCTTCTGTGTTCTTCTGCCATACCTTACGTAGGTAACGGAAGTCCGTTAAGGTAGCCTGTAAAGTTCCAAGGATAGACGCAACACGTACTTTTCGTTTAAGGTCTGACAACGTATCGGTTGACCTGACAACAACTTCCGATAGATTGCAGAATTGGTTAGGTCGTAGGATGATCTCGCTACATGGATTAGTTCCAAAATCATAGGTAGCATCTCGTCGCTCGTTCTTTGCAGCTTGCTTTTGACTTGCGACTCTAGAGAACATACCTCGCTCTCCTGATCGGGACTCGTATAAACTTTTCCACTCATTTAGGAATGCCTCAAAGTCTGGCTTCTCAGTATAACACGCACTGTTGTTTGCTAGTCCTCGTTGAGGATTGTCTTGCCACCACTGTCCTGACTTGCATCGTCTGAGTCTATCGTCAGTGAGGTTACTAAGACAA